TAGATGAACGTGAACTTAGCAAGCCTGAAAAAAGTAAAATGAGGAAATTTGAAAAGAAAGTTCCTAAAGAAGAATTTATAAAAAACTTGAATGATGAAAAGTTTAGATTAAAAGTTGTAAAGACTTGTGAAGCTTTTTTAGATGTTCTTGAAGAAGATAGATTTATTTTACTTGAAACTGATTTGTTTTTAAGTGGTAATTTTAGAGCAAGAGGATTTAAATTATTTGGTCAGTTAGTTGACGATTTTAATAAGGAATTTTTTGGGTATAAAAGGTACTCAGATTATGTTAAAAATCAGAGCAAACTCACCGGTACATATATTTATAAATATACACTGGTGAATTTCCCTAAAGAAAAATTACAATTAGCTAAAAATCAATTAGTTAAAAAAATCACTAAAATTTTACAAGACTTTAAAGAAATTTCACCAATAAGAGCCGATAATCGTATAATAGATTTTGAAATGAAACCTAAAAAAAACACCTTAAAAGTAGATCCAAAATACTACTTGCAACCAGAAGAAGCATTCTTAAAAATTGAACAACTTAAAAAGGAATTAAAACGGATTGATATTTCAGAAAAATACAGAAATATGTGTTTGTATGAGATAGAACAGTTAGAGGAAATAAAAAAGAATTTAGAAGAAGAGTTTTAAAATATTTTTTGTATATTGCAATAATGAAAGTAATAACTCAAATTTACAAAGACCAAGCAAAGTGGTTGAATACAACAAAAAAGTTTGGTTGCACTTTAGAAGAAGCTGAAGATATTGTATCAGATATGTATTTAATCTTAACTAAAGCAGTTCAAAAAGGGTTAGATATAACTTTTGATGACAGTTACAATTACTTTTACGTTTATAGAACTCTAAAGACTTCTTTCTTAAAGTTAAAGAATAAACAGAATAAGGAGAAAAATACTTCTTTGGATCACTTGGTACAGAACACAGACTTTAAACCAGAAAGTTATTCTGAAGTAGATTTTATAGGAGCAAAGAAAGTTGTTGAAGATTTTTTAAAAAACAATATAGATTTTTACTCAAGGAATGTTTACCAGATTATTGAAAGTGGAAAGAGTTTTGTAGAACTATCAAGACAAAGTGGAATAGATTACTATCACTTATACAACACTTACCAAGCAGTAAAGAAACAACTTAAAAAACAATTAGAGATATGAGATTAGGAGATTTAATAGAACTGATAACAAAGTACACAGGTATCAAATGGCTTGTTAAAAAGATATTTAAAGGCAAAGATTGTGGTTGTGAAAAACGTAAAGAAGATTTAAACGATATAGAATTATGGTAAAGAAAAAAAAGAAAGCACCAGCTAAAAAGAAATATATCCCAACTGAAAATCAGACTTTGAATTGATTTGTAAGTTACACGCTGAAGAATTTAAACACAAATTCTATAAGTTTTGCACCTGTAATAAAAAACAGTTAAGACGCTGGATTGCAGAATTAGACGATAAATTAACTATAAAATAGTATTATACAAGTATATGAATAGTCAAATTATTTCAAGATGAGTACACACGGAGGAAAAAGAGAGGGTGCTGGTAGAAAGCCAAAGGCTGAAGAAATGAAGTTAATTGAAAACTTAGATAAGCATATCAAAAGGGAAGAGGTTATTTTAAAGTTAAAGGAGTTGATAGATGATGGAGATTTTAAAGCTATCCAGTTGTATATGAATTATCTATATGGTAAACCAAAAGAAACAAAGGATATTAAGTTGACTAACGAAATGCCTTTATTTGACCTGTAAATGTTTCAAGTAACAACAGCAATAAGAAAACTTCATAAACTAAAGAAAAGGAAGAAAGTTGTACAGGGAGGAACTTCTGCTGGTAAGACTTTTTCTATCTTACCTATCTTAATTGATAGAGCAATTAGAACACCTTTATTAGAAACTTCTGTTGTTTCAGAATCAATACCACATTTAAGGAGGGGTGCAATGAAAGACTTTCTTAAAATAATGATTGAAACAAATAGGTTTAATGATGCACAATGGAATAGAAGTCTATTGAAATATACCTTTAAGAATGGAAGTTATATTGAGTTCTTTAGCGTTGACCAACCAGATAAATTAAGGGGGGCAAGAAGAAATTGCTTGTATATTAATGAAGCAAATAACGTTCCTTTTGAAGCTTACAATCAATTGGCAATAAGAACTTCTGGAGATATTTGGTTAGACTTTAACCCTACTTCAAGATTTTGGGCGCATTCTGAAATTGTAGAAAAAGAAGATGCTGATTACATTACTTTAACTTATAAAGATAACGAAGCCTTACCACAAACAATTATAGAAGATATAGAGTTAGCAAAAGAAAAGGCTAAGACTTCAGATTATTGGGCGAATTGGTGGAAAGTTTACGGACTTGGGCAAATAGGTTCTTTAGCTGGTGCTTGTATTAAGAATTGGAAAGAAATAGAATTACCAACTGAAGCAAGATTGTTATGTTATGGAATGGATTTTGGGTACACTAATGATCCAACAACTTTAATTGGATTGTACAAATACAACAACGCTTATATCTTTGACGAGGTTATTTACAAGAAAGGTTTATTGAATAGTGATATATCAAATATTTTAAGAACCAAAGAGATATCTGGTTATATTTATTGTGATAGCGCAGAACCTAAATCAATAGCAGAATTAAAGACTTACGGACACAAAGCCTTTCCAGTTAAGAAAGGAAAAGATAGTATTGTATTCGGTATTAATTTAATCAATCAAAACGAAATATACATAACTAAAAGAAGTGTTAACTTAAAGAAAGAATTAGCTAATTACACTTGGCAAAAAGATAAAGAGGGGAATACTATTAATAAACCAATTGATGCCTTTAATCATTGTATAGATGCCTCCAGATATGCAATCACTTCAGAGTTACACAATCCAAACAAAGGGATTTATAATATAAGGTAATGACAACACAGCAAATGTTAATAGTGGTCCAGAATTATATCTTTAAAAAGAAAGGTGTAAGGGTTAAGATTGCTTACCCTAAAACACCAAACGAATTCTTTCTTTTAACAAAAGCATTCAATAATTGTAAATAATTAAAATAAAAGTATTAATTAAGTATGGGAGCTGAAATAAATGTGCCAACAAACCAATCAGAAATAACGTTAAGACAGTATCAGAAGTTCGTAAAGATTGCTGAAAACAATTCTAACGATAATTTTATACGTTCTAAAATGCTGGAGATATTTTGTGGAGTACCTTTAACAGATGCTTACAAAATGAAAATGAATAGCGTGTTTGCAGTAACGGATATATTGGAAGATGTACTAACTGCTAAACCTGTTTTAGTAAATAGATTTAAATTAGGTGGTGTTGAATACGGATTGATTCCAGACTTTGACGAAATGAGTTTAGGGGAATATATTGATTTAGATAATAATGTATCTGACTTTCAAAATATACAGGTTGCTATGAATGTTTTATACAGACCTATTAAGGATAGTAATAAAGACTTGTATAATATTGTAGAGTACACAACGGATAACCCACAGAAAATGTTGGATATGCCTTTAGATGCAGTATTAGGAAGCCTTTTTTTTTTGATGAATTTAGGAATAGAATTGTCGGAATATACGATAGCTTATTCGAGCAATCAAACGGAGCTGGAGGATATACAAAAGAAGCTAATTTCGGACGAAAGTGGGGTTGGTATGGATCACTTTATGGACTCGCTAAAGGCGATGTTACAAGAATTGAAGATATCACTAAATTAAATGTACACAATTGTTTTACAATGCTTTCTTTTGAGAAAGAGAAATCAGAGTTAGAAGCAAAGAATATAAAAAGTAAGTTTTAATGAAAGGATTTTACAACGTTTTAGAAAAGATAAAAGACCAACTATTATCAGATAAAGATGTACACAGCGTAACAACTGGGGATATTACAAGGATTGATTTAAGCAAACAAACAGCTTTTCCTTTATCACATATTGTGGTTAACAACGCAACGAATAGTAGTACTATTTTGACGTTTGATTTATCAGTTATTGCTATGGATATTGTAAACCAATCTAAAGAGGAAACTGTTGATATATTCAGAGGAAACAACAACGAGCAAGATATATTAAATACGCAATTGGTAGTACTTAACAAATTAACAGAGGTTTTAAAAAGAGGGGATTTATACACAGACCTATACCAAGTTGTAGATAGTGTATCTTTTGAGCCTTTTTATGATAGGTTTGAAAACGAGGTTGCTGGTTGGGTAGCAAGTTTTAGTATTCAAGTACCAAACGATGTAGATATATGTTAGAAAATATCAATACAGAGTTAAATAACTTTGCTAAGTACGTTATAAAACAAGCAAGAACAAACTTAACCAAAGGTAAAAAGAACAGTTCAAAAGAGCTTTACGATAGTTTAAAATACGAAGTTAACGTAAGTAAGAATAGTTTTCAGTTGTCTTTTATTATGGAAGAATACGGACTATTTCAAGATAAGGGAGTTAGTGGTGTTAAGAAGAAATACAATACACCTTACAGCTATAAAGATAAGATGCCATCACCAAGTAAATTGGATAAGTGGATTGTTAGGAAAGGAATAGCTTTAAGAGATGAAAAGGGGAAGTTTATAAGTAGAAAGAGTTTACAATTTGCAATAGCAAAGGGTATTTTTAACAAC